CTCACCACGTCCAGCATCACCGCTGGCTGGGCGGACGGCGAGACGGCCAACGTTGCCGGCCCGACCACCTTCGCCACGACCGAGCGCACCCTGTCGCCCGACCAGAATTTGGGCATTCAGGTGAAGCTCACCCGCAAGTCGCTTAAGCAGTCCGGAGACGCCCTTGAGGCGGCCGTGCGGCGCGACATCAACGGCACGATGCAGACGGTGCTTGACGCTGCCATCTTCAACGGTACTGGCGCCAACGGCCAGCCGCTGGGTGTCATCGCCGGTCGGTCGACTTATGGCTACGGCACCACGGCGGTTTCGGCTGACGCCTCGTCGGCCATCTTCCGCGCGGTTGCCGCGACATTCATGGGCGCCAACGCCGCGAACAGCCCGGCCGACGTCAAGGTGCTCATGCACTCCCAAGCGTGGAACTTCATGGATAGCACGCTGGTCACGGGCACGGCGGTCAGCGAGTGGGACCGCCACGTCAAGAACTTCCCGGCTGCGAATAACGTGCTGTCGAACGTCGCCACGCTTACGGCGGGCACGCCCGACACGTCGGTTGCGCTGCTTACGACTTCGGCCGGCGGCATTGCGCCGATTGTCGTGGGACTGTGGGGCGGTATCGACCTCATTCGCGACCCCTACAGCGACGCACAGTCGGGCATGTTGCGCCTGACCGCGCTCGCCACGGCTGACGTGAATATTCTGCGGGCTGCGCAGCTTCACCTGCTCACGGCCATCAACGTCGAGGCCAGCGAGTAAGTGCTCTACGGCGCCCCGATTTCGTTCGAGGTGCGCACCGAAGGGGGAGCGTCCAGACTATCGGGGCGCTTCCCTTACGGGGCTGAAACCTCGCTCGGAAATGGAAGGCGGGAGCGGTTTGCCGCTCGCGCTTTCCGCTCCCGCATCGAGGCTGGCGAGAATGTGTTTCTGCTTGCCGGCCACGACCCTGAAAAACCCTTGGCGTCCACCGAAGCGGGCAGCTTGACGCTTCGCGATGCCGACGACGCGCTGCACATTGAGGCCCGCGTTGCGGCGACCACTAGCTGGGCGACCGATGCCTTGGCGGCCCTTGCGGCTGGCCTGACAAAGGGCATTTCGCCCGGCTTCCGCGTGCAGTCCGGTGGCGACATCGTAACCCGCTCGGCCGATGGCCTGTTGCGGACCGTTACGGCGGCCGACCTTTTTGAAGTGAGTTTGGTGACTCGACCTGCTTACGACGCAGCACAGATTGCGGCGCGGTCGTGGGAGCTTGCCCAGGACAACGAGCACGATGCTTTCCGGCGCGTTCTCAATAGGTGGAGGGCTTGATGGCGGCTGCTATTAAACAGGATGAGGGCACGCCCGAATCTTATCCCGACGCCCCGTCTGGCTTGTCGACCGCTGCGGCTGCGCTGGACGCTGACGCAATCTGGCAGCGCATCGAGGCGTATATCGCTTACCGCTACACGTCCCGGTCGATTCAATGGATAGTGACCGAATGCGGCGATTGGCAGCCTCCGCTTGCGCCGGCAACCATCTCGACCGTTGAGCGGTGGAACGGCTCCGATTGGGAGACGGCAACGTGTCCGCCTTCTCCGGTTGGCGGCTATTGCCTGCCGGGCGGTTCATGGCGATTCACCGGCACGGTTGGCGGCGGTTCGGTTCCGGAGATTGTCGACGAGGCTTTCCGCCGGCTCGCTGAATACATGGCTGCTGCTAGTCGCGGTTCGCCCGGCACGACCCGCGAGCGCGTCACGGCTGGTTCGGTCACGGTCGACAAGAGCCGTTCGGCGTCGTGGGCGTCCGCGTCCATGGCCAATAGCGGTGCGGGTGACCTGCTCCGCAACTTCAGGAGGGTCTAATGGGGATTCTTGATTTCTTCCGACGCTCTCCTGTTGAAAAGCGTTCGGCTGCATCCGGCTTCACCGCTGAAATCATGGCAGCACGGGAAAGCTACATTTCCGGTCGGCGTGGCATCGGCGAACTGACCGGCACGGCACAGTCCTGCATTAGCCTATGGGAGGGCGCTATGGCGCTTGCCCAGGTTGACGGCACAGACCTACTAGACCGGCGTTCCTTGGCCCTGCTGGCGCGCTCTGTGGCGCTGCGGGGCGAAGCGGTGTTCCTTATCCGCGATAAGCTCATTCCCTGTTCGGATTGGGATTTGTCGACCAAGGACGGCGTGCCGCGCGCCTATCGCGTTTCTGTCTCGGAAGCCGGTGGCGGAACGACGCAAACGGCGCTTGCCGGCGAGGTCTTGCATCTTCGTATCGGTGCCGACCCGGCCGCACCATGGCTGGGCACTGCACCGCTGCGGCGCGCATCGCTTACCGCTGGCCTGTTGCAGGCCGTCGAAAGCGCCTTGGCCGAGGTGTACGAAAACGCACCGCTCGGCTCGCAAATCGTGCCATACCCGGAAGGCCCGGAAACCGACATGACGACCCTTGGCCGGTCCTTCCGTGGCCAGCGTGGTCGCGTGCTGCTCCGGGAAAGCGTCAACGTGTCTGCGGCTGGTGGACCGGCTCCGGCCGTCGACTGGAAGCCTGCGGACGTGACGCCGGACATTGAGCGTTCCATGTCAATCGAAAGTCTTGCGGCGGCCCGCGATAGCATCTGCGGCGCGTTTGGCGTGCTGCCCGGCCTGTTCAACGCGGCGACCACTGGCCCGCTTGTACGGGAAGCGCAGCGCCACCTTGCGCAATGGACGCTCCAGCCGATTGCGGAACTCTTGGCCGAGGAAGCGAGCGAAAAGCTCGGCAGCACGGTCTCGATTGATTGCATGACGCCGACGCAATCGTTCGACGCTGGCGGTTCGGCCCGTGCTTTGACTGCCATCGTGCAGGCATATGCGCAGGCGAAAGAGGCCGGCCTTGCTCCTGCGGTCGTGGATTCGGCTCTGGCTAAGCTGGACTGGAAGTGAACTACGGCCCGTCGCTCGAAAGGGCGGCGGGCTTTTCGCGTATCAACTACCCGAATCCGGTACGGATTTTGGTAAACATTCCGACTCAGTCCCTTATTTTCTAAGGGAATCCGTCCAGTCCATCATGGGTGCGACGGAGAATAACTTCTCTTTTTTTCCAATATCTTATCGTACATATCGATCGGATCGGTTCGCCATCCTGCGATCAAGCCGGATGTGTCTTACCTCTTTTGATCTCTCCACGCACGGGGTTGCACACCAGCGCCGACCCGTAACAATCATTGTTCGAACCGGGCAAGACAGGCGGCGGGCGCAAGCCCTGCTCGGGACGCCTGTGCCACAGGCGCGTCAAAACCCCCGAATTGAGACTGTCGATCAGCCTGCCGGTCAGGTCTGGACGACGGCAGGCGGCTCACCTCTGTTCTCGATCCGGAAGGATATGGACCGATGACGGTGACGGCGTGAGAACGACTTTCGCACCCATGTCGACCATGTGCCGTTCGGCGGGATTGGCGACGTCGACCAACCATTCGCCGATCCCTTCGATCTCCACCAGATATTCGGCGACATTGCCCAGGAACATGGCGCGCCGCACCGTGCCCTGGAATGCGCCTTGCCCCGTCTCGGCCATCCGCACGGCTTCCGGCCGCACGACGACCTCCGCCTTCGCGCCGGCTTCCAGGCCCGGCATATCAGGCACGGCGACCTCGACGCCGCCGATCCGCAGCGTGCCGCCGTCCACGACCGTGACTGTCGCGAAATTGGCCTTGCCGATGAAATCGGCGACGAAGCGGCTGGCCGGCCTGGCATAGATTTCGTGCGGCGTACCGCGCTGCTCGATGCGGCCGGCATTCATCACCACGATCTCGTCGGAAATGCTCATCGCCTCGACCTGGTCGTGGGTGACATAGACCGAGGTGATGCCGACACGCTGCTGCAACTCGCGGATCTCGATGCGCATCTGCTCGCGCAGCTTGGCGTCGAGATTGGAGAGCGGCTCGTCGAACAAAAGCACCTTCGGCTCCATGACGATGCAGCGCGCCAGCGCCACGCGCTGCTGCTGGCCGCCGGACAACTGGCTGGGCGAGCGCTTCGCGTAGCCGCCAAGGCCGGTCTGCTCGAGCACACGATTGACGCGCTCATCGATCTCGGCGGTCGGCAGCTTGCGCAACCTGAGGCCGAAGGCGACATTCTCGAACACGTCGAGATGCGGGAAGATGGCGTAGGATTGGAACACCAT